GAATACCTATATAAGTTTTCATACGTTGGCCAAATACTAAACGCTCATTTTTATCTTTATAAAGATAAAAATGAGCGTTTAGTATTTGGCCAACGTATGAAAACTTATATAGGTATTCAACTTGCAAATCCTAAATATATTGCTGGTATTGTTAATAACGATATTGCAAATGATGCTCCATCAGGAACCCGTAAATTTGCAACGGCAATAATGATTGATGAGATGTTATATAATTGTCGTGCTACTCCTGGTAATACGGTTATTTTATGTCATCCAAAAGTTAAGTCTTATATTGGTTCAATCTATAAAACCGATAAACTTCAAATCGTTAATGGTGATCGTGATCTAAATTCTCTAGTAGAAACATGGAATGGGATACCAATTATATCAAGTTATAATTTACTTCCAGGTACAGAGACTAACGTTTCGATTTAAAAAGGAGTTTCCATGTCTTTAACAGGCACTATTTCGCAAGAATTAAAGGATGATCAAGGCTATATCCTTGAAAATGAAGCCTTACCAAATACAACTAATAAATCTTCTGATGCTGTTTTATTGGGTCAGGCACAAAATGGATTAGAAATAAAAGTTGTTGCTGATGCATCTATTTCAATTGCTGCTACTAAGCAACTTAAAATAGAAGTATTAGCCGGTGAAACAGAAACAGGATCTTTTCCAGCAATAAGTACACCTTATGATGTAACTGTTGCTGAAGGTGGTGATGCTGTTGTTATTGCAGCAGGAGAGATTTTTACTTTTGCCCCAGCTTCTGGAACAGGCCCCTGGTATAAAATAAAAATAACAGCCACAGAAGATCAGTCAGCTAAAACAATCACCGCTTACCCAGTTTGGATAGCAAGATAATAGTTTTGTTTGTGGGGGGCTTTTAAAGCCTCTCATAAATTTAATTATAAGGATTAAAGCATGAAGAAAGAATTATATATGTGTTTGAAATGTGGTCAAAATTTTTACTCGTCAATTGAGTTTAAAACCCATGCTAAAAACTGTGATGGAACTAAACCAGAAGTTAAACCAAAGGTTAAGAAATAATGAGTTTTGATGCAACGGTAGCAGGAGAAAATACTAATAGCTATGCAACTATTGAATATGCTGATAGCTACTTGTATTTTTATGATTCTGAATGGTTTGGTTATTCTAAATCAGAAAAAGAACGCTACCTTGTTATTGCGACTGCTTTTATGGAGCAGCATTATAAATGGCGATGGTTAGAGCCTGTTTTAGAAAATCAAGCTTTAACATTTCCTGTTTTAGATGGATTTGATAAACATGGTAATCAATTAATTACTACTGAAATTCCAAAAGAAATTAAACAGGCTTGTTGTGTGTTAGCAACTATTGCGGCTAAAAAATCACTTTGGACAGTTGAAAATTTAAGTATAAAAAAAGAAAAATTAGGCAAAACAGAAATAGAATATTTTGAGAATAATGGTAATTTAGATTTAAGTTATATTGATTCAATTGTGTCGCATTATACCGTTAGTAAATTTTCTTTTAAAATAGTTAGGGGTTGAAATGTTGGCATTAGATCGTTTTAAAAGTAGCGTAAAAAGAAGTATTTCAAGATTTGGCTCAGATGTCTTATATGAGCGTTTATTAACAGAATCAAAATACAATAGTGAAACCTCTGAATTTTTAGAAGAAACCCACGCCCCAGCTCAAACTATTAAAGTTTTAATTGAAAACTTTGAGCTTGGACAAGTTAATGGTGAAAGTATTCAAACAGGGGATTTAAACCTTATTTTTTTATCTGATGATTTAGAAGCTAATCCAAAAACTAGCGACAAAATTACTATTCATGGAACTAAGTATAAAATATTAAATATTAACCCTAGTTTTTGTAATGGCCAAGTTGTTAGTTGGAATATACAAGTAAGAATATGAAGTCTAATTTCAATGATTTTGCGAGTGATTTAGATGGCTTTGCTAATAATGTTGAGCAGGCTTTAAAGGTCTCTGTAAATGAAGCAGTTTTAGAAATTTTTAACGGTGTGGTTGAGGGTTGCCCTGTTGATAGTGGTCGAGCAAAGCAATCTTGGCTTATTGATAAAAATGAGCCTAAAAGAAGCTTTATACCTGATGCAAAAAAGAAAGGCGAAAAATATAATCAAGCTGATTTAAGCTCGCATATAAATTCAGAAAAAACAAAAGTTATTGGAGCTAAATTAAGTGATTGGAATATTTATTCTAATCTTGTTTATATGCCTCGTTTAGAATTTGAGGGTTATAGTCGGCAAGCCCCTGATGGATTTGCTAGACAAGCCGTATTAATTGTTTCTCAAGTAATTGGAAAACGATTTGAACAAGAGGTTAAGCGTGGGTCTAAAAAATGAATTAAGTCAAATATATAATTTGATTGATACAGCTTGGCCAATTGCTAATGTTGATATTGTACATGGTACTAATGAGATATATAGCCCGACTGAAAACCGTTCTTATATTAGAGTTAGGTTATTATCAGGTTTCTCTTCTCAAGCAAGTTTAGGGTCTACTAAAAAACTGCATAGAGCAAAAAGAATAATTGATTGTATGGTTTATACCCCTAAAAATGGAGGGGATTTAATCGCTCGTGATTATGCAGATAAGTTAATTAATATTTTTCGGAAAAATTGCCCCTTTATATATAGGGGTTACAGCTCTAAAGAATTAGGTATCGATGGTTCTTTTTATAGATTAAATATAAGTTTTGAATATCAAAATGATGAATATGAGGAGTAGTTAAAATGGGTGAATCAAATAGATTGAAATTAGGATTTATTGTTGAAAGTGATTGGGGTGTTACGCCAGCTGAGCCAAGGCAATTAATTCATGTAACTTCTGAAAGCTTACAAGCAGAATCAGAAGATAAAGAATCACAAACAATTAAAGATGATCGTAATATTTATGATGTAGCTAGAGTGCGTGAGGGTGGATCTGGTTCGGTTGATTTTGAACTTATTTATGGGAACATGGATAAAATTTTTGAAGCTGCTTTAGCAAATACTTTTTCAAGTGTAATTACTTTAACATCTTCAACAATTTCTATAGATGCTTCTGACAATAGTTTAAATCAAGTAGGTGGATTTTCTAGTGTTTCTGTAGCAGTTGATCAATTTATGAAAATTGTTGTTGCAAATGGTGCTAATGTAGGAACTCATTTTGTTAAAATTGTTTCACAAACAGATGATAAAATTATTGTATCTGGGGTTAGCTTTTCAGATCAAGCAGTAGGTACAGAAATTATTATCTCTAGTGGTGGAATGTTAAGAAGTGGAACCACTAAAAAATCATTTACAATTGAAAAAGAATACGCTGATATAAACCAATGTTTTAATTATCCCGGTGCAAGAATAGCAAGCCTAAATTTAAACTTTAATGAGGGTGATATTATTACGGGTTCATTTTCTATTATGGCCAAACAAGAAAACAATACAACTTCTTCAGTAGGAAGTGGGGCCGATACAGAAGCTCCAAGTAATAAGACAATAACTGCATCTGATGATTTAAAGATGACTTTAGAAGATGGTACTGAAAGCAACGAAACTTATGTGTCTTTTGCTTTGTCTGCAGATAATGGTTTACGTGTTAAACGTGGTACTAGTTCTAGATACGCAACTGGTATTAATTACGGTACTTTTAGAGTTACTGGCAATAGTTCTATTTATTTTGAAAACGCTAGTCTTTATACAAAATTTAAAAATCAGGTAAGACTAGAAATAGCTAATATTGTTCAAGATAGAGATGGTAATGCTTATGTTTTTTCTATGCATACAGTTGCCATAAAAAATCCAAAAATTGCAGCGGGTGGACTTGATTCAGATGTTATGTGTGAATCTGAATTACAAGCTATTTCGGGTAGTAAGTCTTATGTATTACAAATTGACAGATTTCCAGTATCATAATTGAGGTAAAAATGTTTGAGATTAAAAAAAAATATGAAACTAGTTCTAATTTAGAACAAAACGGTGTTTTAGTGACTCTTCCTAGTGGGGCTAAAGTTAAGTTAGCTAGATGGGGTAATTCTAATTTTCAAAATGAATTAGAAAAGCTTTTTGTTGATTATCCTGATGTTGACAACATGACTATTGAAGAAAATCGTCAGTTGATGGATAAATACGTGATATCAAAGACTATTTTACTTGGTTGGTCTGACTTTGCCGAAGATGGTAATTTAATTGCTTATTCTCATGAAAAAGCCTGCGAATATCTTAAAATGCGTGATTTTAGAGATGAGGTTATTGAAGAGTCTAAAAGCCGTGATAGATATTTATCTATAAACGAAAAGAAAGCCGAGAGCGACTTAAAAAAGCCTTAATTTGGTCTTTAGAGTGGGGGCCATATTTTAAAACACTCAAGAAAAGAAAAAAACAAGGTAAAAGTCTAAAAAATGGGTTGAATGTTCCTGTTAATTTTATAGGGATATGGGGGGCTTTTATGGCTTTAAACGAAGCTAGGCAAGAGGGTTTTAACGGTGCTCAAGCATTAAGTTTTGTAGAAATTAAAGCCTATATGGATTTAATCGGAATTGAAGTCTTAAGGGTTCGTCGGCATTGGTGTAAATGGCTTATGTATTTAGATCATATTTATATGCAATATTGCCGTAAAAAAAGGAATAAGAAATAATGTCAAACGCTACTCTTGATATTAGGGTTAGTTCTTCTCAAGCTAAAAAAGGAGTGGGGGAAGTTCGTCAAGCACTTAATGAAATGAAAAAAAGTGCTAAAACTTCGACAGAATCTATTGATAAATTACAAGACGAATTAAATAAGGGTAAGATCTCCCAAAAGAACTTTCAAAAATCAGTAAAAAAAGCAAGAACAGAATTAGTTAATGCGACTCGTTCAGTTGATAAATATTCTTTTAGCCAAAAAAAAGCTAATCTTCAAACAGCTAAAACAGTGACTAAGCTTAATAGATTAAAGGCTACCGTGTTATCTGTTAAATCTGCTTATATAGGAGTCGTTGCTCTTATTACAGGTGCTTTTGTTGGTGGTATGATTAAAGGTGCTCAAAGCATGGATAAAATATCATCACGTTTAAGAGTTGCCAGGGGAGATGCTACAGAAGCAACAATTGAATATGAAAGATTGCGTAAAGTTTCTCAAAATTTAGCAATTGATTTTAATTCTTTAGCAACAGCTAGTTCTAGTTTTATGGTTGCCTCTAAAGCCAAATTAGAGCTTGAAGATCAACGTAAAATTATAGACAGTACGGCAATGACAGTATCAGCTCTAAAATTATCGGCTGATGATGCTAGTGGAGTTTTTAGAGCTTTAGAACAAATGATGTCAAAAGGTACTGTTCAAGCAGAAGAATTAAGAGGGCAATTAGGCGAAAGAATACCAGGTGCTTTTTCTATGGCTGCTAAAGCTATGAAAGTAACTGAACAAGAACTTAATAAATTATTAAAAAATGGTCGAGTTTTAGCAGCGGATTTACTACCTAAATTAGCTGAAGAAATGGAGCGTACTTTTTCGGGTGAAGCTTCAAATTCTGCCGATGGTATGCAGGGTAAAATTAATGATTTTAAAAACTCTCTTTCTGAATTGTTTGTTGAGCTTAATAAGTCACCTATTGGCGATTTAGTTAGGGCTGGTATTGGTGGTACAACTTGGATTATTACTAGTATTAAAGATGCGACTAAATTTTTAAATAAAGAAATTGTTAAGCCTGATTTAGGCGTAGATATTTCTAGTTTTAATGATAAAAAAACTAATGAATATTCAGATAGTTTGTTAAAGAGAAAGTCTGTTTTATCTTCAGAAATAACAGAGTTAGATCATTATTTGAACCCTAATGGAAACTCAAAAATTTTGTCTAATAATTATTCGGGATATAAAAAAGAACTAGAAAAGGAACTTAATAAAATAAATTCAAAAATTTCTGAAATTCAAAATATAACAAATCAAAAAAATCAAATGGGTTTAAATGATGTTGATATGGGAGAACAAGAAGTATCTAAAGATTGGGATTTAGAGGGTCAAAAAGCTACTAAAAACCTTAATAAATATGGTCAAAAATATGGCAAATTATCTAAAGAAGAACAATTAAAAAATGAACTTAAAGATATTAAATCATTAAAGCCCAAAGCAACTGGTTTTGATTATGATGTTGATTCTGTAAAACGAGCTGAAGAAAATATATCTAAAGAGCTTACCCGAATTAAAAAGGCTAGGATTGATAAAGAAATAAATAAAACAAAAGAAGCTGAACAAAAAAAATTAGATATTAGAACTTCTTTTATTGATAAATATTTAACAACTGAAATTGATCGGTTTAATCAAGAAGAACAAGAAGTTAAAAAGCTTTTAGCAAAAGAATTAATTACTAGAAATGAATCCCTAAAAGCTATTAAGGATATTGAAGATCGTAAAAATGATTATATTTCTAAACAAAATGAAGAATCGACCAAAGATTTAAAAAATATTTTTGGGGCAACGATAAGCGAAATGAATGAATTAATTGATTCATGGGGTAGCAGATTTACGGATACTTTTATGGAAATGACTAAAACCGGTAAATTTCAATTTAAAGACTTAGTTAATTCTATTCTTTCTGATTTAGCTAGAATGTCTACCCAAAAGTTTTTAACCGAGCCTTTGTTTGACGGTATTTCTAAAGCTTTTAAAATTCCTACAAAACATACAGGTGGCTTAGTTGGTGGAGATGGTGGCTCATCAAAAAATATAAATCCTTTTGTATTTTCTAATGCCCCTAAATTTCATACAGGCGGTATTGTTGGTGGTGAAGTCCCTATTATCGCTAAAAAAGGTGAGGGAGTTTTTACCCAAGATCAGATGAAAGCATTAGGAACTGGAACAGTTGTACAAATTATTGATCAACGTAGTAGTTCGGGTTCTGAGGGTGTATCAGTTAGTAAAAGTAAAGAAAGAAACGGCGTTGAAAAATTTAAGATAATTATTAAAAATACAATAGAACGGGCTATAGGAATAGGCGAGCTAGATAAAGCCTTTGGACGTTATAACATGAAACCAGTGGTGAGATAATGATAGTTTGGCCGGCAGGATTACCTACAAGTCCAATTCCTCAAGGAATGACAGAAAGTATTGGCGATAATATAATTCGTACTCAAATGGATTCAGGCCCCGATAAAATTCGTTTAAAAGGAACTGATCAGCCAGATACATTTAATGTTACTTACCAATTAACTAAAGCAGAAGTTGCAATATTTGATAATTTTTATAAATCAAGCCTTGTATATGGGGCTTTTGCTTTTCAAGGGTATCATCCAAGAACTGGAGAATTATCTTCAGGGGAACAATATAGACTTGTTAAACCTCCATCATATATTTGTGTTGATGGTGATGTTTGGCAATGTTCGATTGGATTGGAGTTATTGCCTTTATGAGTCGAGAAATAAGCCAAAATAGTAGAGAGAGATTTTATGCACAAGGTACTGATTGTGCGGTTTTACATTTACTTAAAATTAGTCATAGTGATTTATCAAACTCATTATATTTAGTAGATAGTCAAGTTGATATTACCCACAATGGCCAAAATTATAAAGCATTAGGTTTTAGAATAGCTTTACCTAAAGATTCAGGCGATGTAATGCCAGTTGTAACCTTAGAGATTGATAATGTAGATCGTAGCATAGTTGAAGCAGTTAGAAGTATTTCTAGTGAGCCTTTAGTTGAGTTAGCGATAATTTTATCATCTGACCCTAATATATTAGAAGTTGGATGGTTTGAATTTAAACTTAGAAACGTAAAATACGATAGGTTCGTTGTTTCGGGTGATTTATGGTATGAGGATATTATGAACGATGGTTTTCCAAAAGATAGTTTTTCACCTAATTTATTTCCAGGGTTATTTTAATGATTGCAACATGGGCTAAGGATTATATAGGTATACCTTTTAAAGAGCGTGGACGTTCTTTTTTGGGCGTTGATTGCTATGGTCTTATAACTCTTATTTATAAACAAGAATTTAAAATAGATTTACCAAAAAAAGAGCTTAATTATCAAATTTCTAAGCGTAGGCAATGTGGAGCTTTAATTGAATCCGGGAGTGCTTCTAAGATTTGGCAAAAAATTGAAATGAAACAAATAAAACCAGGTAATCCAATTATATTAAAAATATATGGTATTCCTATGCATATTGGTATTTATGTTGGTGAAGGCTTGTTTTTACATAGTATAAAAGGGGCTGATAGCTGTTTAGAAAAACTTAGTAGTAAGTCATGGATAAATAGGATTGGTGAAGCTTATAGGTATAATTTATGAGTGAATTAATTGGAAAAATAAGAACAATTCTATGCCCTAGTTTTTTTGCAGAATCTAGGCAAGTAACCTGGGTAAATACAGGTAAATCTATTCTAGAGATATTAGTAGATTTTAATATTACAGATGATCAATTTACGGCTGTTTTTATAAATGATCTTAAAATTGAACCAGAAAAATATATAAGTAGTTTTCCTAAAACATCAGATTTATTAATTATAAAATCAATACCTGGTAAAGGTGGCGAGGGTAGTAAAAATCCACTTAGAACATTAGCTTTTATTGGTTTAATGATCTATACCGCCGGTAATGCTGGGGCACTTGGTCATAATCTCTTTGGGTTAAGTGGCCAAGTAGCTTATGCTGCTGGTTCAGTAGTTTTAAGTTTTGGTGGTTCTTTACTTATAAACTCATTAATTCCTCCAGCAACCCAGGGACTAGAAACAAATAACCAGTCTTTTGATTTATCGGATAAAGTTTATTCTATTACTGGTATTAGAAATTCTATTAAACCATATTCAAAGGTTCCTGTTTGCTTTGGAAAAATAAAAAGGTTCCCTCCATTAGCAGCAAGGCCATATACAGAGCTTATTGATAATGAGCAATACCTTAGAATGATATTTGCAATTGGTTATGAAGAAACACCGGGGGATTTAAGGCTATCTGATTTTAAGATAGGAAATACGTCTTTATCTGAATATGAAGATATTAATATTGAGTATAATAAAAGCTATTATCAGATGACAGATTCAGAAAAAGCCTTTTGGTATCCTAATATTTCAGAGGAAGAGGTCGCCGTATTAATTGAAGAAGAGTCTGGTTGGATTTCTCGGACTTCTGAAATAGACACAACAGGCTTAATGTTAGATATTGTTTTTCCAAGTGGCTTAGTTGAATACAATAACTCTGGTTCTAAATTAGAGCGTGTAGTTGAATTTGATGTTGAATATAAAAAAACTACTGATAGTGAATGGCGAGCTTTTTCAAATACTCAAACAGATTTTGCAAGTATAACTCCAATGGTAACAGCAAGACAAAATCATGGTGTTGTTCAATCGTATGGCAAAATATTTTGTATTGGTGGGGATGATGGAGACGATGGAGATGATGGAGTAAATATTTTAAGTTCGGTAGAGATTTATGATATTTCTGATGGGACTTGGTCGGCTGGACCATCTTTACCAATTCCAATAACAAGGGCAGGTATTTGTGAAGGAGCTTTTGGGGTTTTTGTTTGTGGTGGTATTTCTACAAATGGAGCAATTTCTACAGTTTATAAATTAGATTATTTTAATGGTTCAAGGACTTGGGAATTAATTGCTAATTTTTCATCATTTGGGGCTCGTAGTGATTGTGTTGCTATTTATGATTATATTCCTTATGACTTTAATTGTGGTTTAACTATTTTTGGTGGATTAATAAACTCAAATTATACAGAACAAGTTCTTAAAATACTTCCTAATACAGGGGCCGTTTCTAGTCTTAATGTGAAAATAGGTCAACCAGGCTTAGTAATGCCTAAATTAAGTCATGCTCGTGGTTTTGGCATGGGCGGCCATACTTATATTATGGGTGGTAAAAATAATGGGAATGTTTCAGATGTTATCTATCAGTATGAACTAAATAATCAAAATAATGATGTCTACATATATAATCAATCACTTTTACCTGATTTATCAACCCCTCGTTATTCTTTTGGATTAGCAAAAATTTATGGAAATAATAAATCTTTTTATATAATTGGGGGAATAAATAATGCGACAATTTATGATGATGTTACCAAATGTGAATTATGGAAAAATAATGCTTTAAATTCTTTGCCATCTAAAATATGTAATACAAATGCAGTTGAATATGATGGAAAAATTTATGTTTGTGGTGGTAACGATGGTGATTCTGTAATTAATACTTGTTTTAGATCTGGTATAACTAGAGTTTCGATGACAAGTAATTCAGTTAGTGCGATTAGAAAAACAATTGAATTAGATAGCTTAGAGTCTGCTCAATATGATGTTAGGATACGTAGATTTACAAATGATAGTGATGATACTAAAATTTCTGATAAAATGTATTGGTCAGTTTTACGTTCTGAACAATCCGGTGATGTTTTAAATTTAGATGGATTAAAAACGGTTTGTTTAAGAATAAAGGCTAGTGGGCAATTATCAGGAGTTGTTGATACTTTAAATTGTATTATCGAAGCTAGATTAAATGTTTGGAATGGCAATAGTTTTGATAAAATAATCACTAGAAACCCCGCTTGGGCTTATCTTTATTTATTACAAGGCCCCGCAACTAAAAATAAAATAGCAGATAGTAGAATTGATCTTGATGGGTTAAAAGCTTGGGCAGATAGATGCGATTTAAAAGGCTATAGTTTTGATTATATATTTGATTTAACTAATCAATCAGTATATGAATGTTTGAAAATTATTGCAGCTTCAGGGCGAGCAAGTCGTTGCTTAACTGGTGTTGGAAAATATTCAGTTTTAGAAGATTTACCTCAAACAACTCCAATTCAAATGTTTACGTCAAGGAACTCTTGGGGGTTTTCAGGAACGAAGACATTTAGTAATATTCCTCATGCAATTAGATGTAAATTTATTAATGCAAGTAAAGACTATTTAGCTGATGAGCGGATAGTTTACAAAAATGGTTATAGCTTATCTAATGCAACTAAATTTGAAGATATGAGCTTTGAGGGGGTTACAGATTCAGATCAAATATATAGGTTAGCTAGGTATTATCTTGCTTGTTCTATTTTACGTCCTGAAACATTTACTATTCAAGCTGATTATGAAGCTATTGTTTGTACTAGAGGTGATTTGGTCGCTTTACAACACGATGCTATGCTAGTTGGATTAGGTGCAGGAAGAATAGTTGAAATTACTCGTAGTGGTGATTTAATAACGGGATTAAAACTAGATAATAAGATTGATACTCTTTCTGGCACTGCTTATAATTTAACAGTTAGGCATGATGTTACAGCTAGTTTTCAACAATTTGAAATAGAGGTTTTAACATCGGGTAAAAATAATAGTTTTATTGTTACATCTCCCTTAGAAAGTTCTCAAACTGATATAGGTCAATTAGCCGCTTTAGGGGAGCCAAACGCCGAAACAGTTTATTGCTTAGTTAAAGAAATTGAATATGATTATGAAGATAATGCGACTTTAACATTAGTGCCTTATGATGAAGCGATATATACGGCTGATACAGAAATAATCCCCGATTATGAATCTAAAATAACAATCACTCCTGAAATTATTAGAGGAGAACCTGAAAACCCAATTATTGAAGATGTTAGAAGTAATGAAAAAGTATTATATCGTTCGGTCGATGGTTCTTTGCAACCAAGAGTTGTTTTCACTTTAAAGCGTTACAATAGTCAACATAATATACCTGAATATATTCAAATTGCTTTTAGAAAGACAGGGGATAGTTTAGGTTCTTGGACGACTTTACCACCTCAACAATGTGATTATAAAGAAATTGAGGCTAAAGATGTAGAGGGTGGCATTAATTATGATTTTAGGTTGCGTTATATTACAAAAAACAATTTAGCTTCTAATTGGATTAAATATCTTAATTATTTTGTTGAGGGTAAAACTAATCCACCTCCAGATATAACAGATTTACAAGTAAGCATTAATTCTAGTGGTGTTTTATTATCGTGGGCCCCCGTTGATGTACCTGATTTTGGTTGGGTTTTAGTAAAGCAGGGGACAACATGGGAAAATTCAGAACTATTAGATACTTTATATAAAACTGATTTTTCAGTAGGTTTTTTAACAGCTGGAAATTATATATGGTTTGTTAAAGCTTTTGATACTTCGGGTAATCCGTCAGAAAATGAAATTAGCGTGCCATTAACCGTACTTAGTCCAGGTCAACCAATAGACTTTGAAATTGAAACGATTGGTATTAAAGTCGTAATGCGATGGAAGCCTAATATAAAAACTTTTCCGATTAAAAAATTTAAAATACTTAGAGGAGATGATTTTAGTTTAGCTGAAGAATTAGCAGAAACCCCAGCTAATTTTTATGCTTACGATGAACCAAGATCAGGACAAACTACATATCATATATATGCTATTGATGAGGCTGGTAATGCTAGTAGTCATTCCTCATTTGTGATTGATATTCCAACTAGTAAAGAATATAAATTCTACGGCACTAAAAATAATAATAGTTGGTCTGAAGGAATTAAAACTAACTTTTTTGTGGGTGCTGAAATGATTAGTCCAGGTATTATTAATGAAACTTGGCAAGAACATTTTATTCGAGCTGGGGCAACAACTATACAAGATTTAATTGATAGTAATTATACTAATTATTTAGAGCCTGTATCTTTTGATTCTACGGGTCAAACTATTGTTTCTAATTATGAATGGTCTATAGATTTAGGGGCCTTGATACCTAGTTCTTTAATCTCTTTATCTGTGCCAAAAACTACAATAGATCAAGATATTGATATTGAGCCAACTATATCGGTAAAAGAAACTGAAGGCGATTCTTGGGAAGATTCAAGCGGTAAATTTCAGGTATTTCAAAATAATTTTAGATATATAAAAATTTCATTAGATTATTACGCAATAACTGGTCGTGAGCTAATTAATTATTTTGGCCATAATATTACGGTGACAGTTAATATTAGGCGATTATCAGATTCGGGTAATTTTAATAATCTTGGGGCCTTGTTAAATGGAGATGTAATTGAGTTTAATCTTGATTTTATTGATGTTGATAATATTCAGGTAACTTGTAACTCTACATCGGGAAAATATATACCAGTAGTAGAGTTTGATGATTCTCCTAATCCATCTAATTTTAAATTACGTGTGTATGATATTTCTACAGGTAATCAAGTAAACACAAACGGATATTGGACAGCTGAAGGAGTATAGTAAATGACTAATGCAGATTTTAATCATCCTATTGAAAGTGATAGTTGGGTAGGTGATCCTGTTCCTATTTTGACTTATATCAGAGATATGTTTGCAGCATTATCTAAAATGGATTTAACCGATGTTGGCAATATTCCTACAAATGCAATTTCTTTTAATACAACAACAAAATCCTTTCAATATTTTAATGGTACTGTTTGGGTTGATTTAGGAATTGAAAAAATTAATTTAGGTGGTGGAGGTAATTTTTATGCTCCAGCTACATTTAATAGTTTAGTAATTTTTAAAAATAATTTACCTCGTATGTTTAGTACTTTTACACCTACTATAAATGAAGAATTAACGCCTAAAAAATATGTTGATGACCAAGTGGCAACTAGATCAATTTCTACTCATAACCATACTGGAGTTTATGAGCCGGCCTTTAGTAAAAACGATGCTTTTAATAAAAGTTTTGGAGATGCTAGTGGTGAAATTTGTGAGGGAGATGATACAAGA